CTAGCACAGGCGGATGATGACACTATTAGAATGACAGCTGGTGTTTTAAGAATAAGCACTTCTGAACAATTTGGTGTTGCTGTTGATGAAATGGTCATAAGAACTGTTAGAGGTGTAGACACAGCTGAGACAACAGCACCTGTGCCCACACAACAGCAGGAATTTACAGATCAAGACGACATCATAGCTGTATACCGCTTTAACGGTGATCTAACTGACTACACCGCAATTGTAATTGATGACAGCCAAAGCCTATCTGCACAGTCCACACTAGACGCCACAGCCACAGTTGATCTAGTTGGCAGCGCTGACCTTAACTTGACTGCTGCACTAGCAAGCACTGTGGGCACGACTCGCGAGTTTGACAGCACACTGGCAAGCACAGCACAACTCACTGCCACAGGTGAAAGTTTCACTGATTTTGCACCCGCACTGAGCTCACGCTTTGTATTCACAGTGTTTGACACACTGTTTAAAGGCAGTGCAGTTACAGCAGACAGTGAATTTGCAATTGACTCAGCGCCAACAAGAACACGCGATGCTATTCTGTTTGCAAACTCTGAATTCCAGTTGGCGAATGACACAACTGTGTTTAGAACCACTGGTAGTAATCTAAGCAGCACAGCCGCACTCACAGCAACACTGTCAGGCACACTTAAAGCCACTGCAAACCTAGACTCAACAGTGGCACTGTCTGCTGACACTACACTGTTTAAGAACTACTCTAGTGATCTAAACAGCACAGCAGGTCTAGCGGCAACAGTTGGCCTGTTACAGCGTGCTGACAGTGACCTAAACATTACAGCAGAACAAACTGTAGTCAGCACGCTGTTTAAAAATTATGCTGTTGACCTAAACACTACAGCACAACAGACTGTTGACGAAACACTGTTTAAGAACTACAGTGCCGCACTAGACACAACTGCCACAGTCACAGCATCTGTAAGTCCTCTGCGTGGATTTGCCAGCGAATTAACCAGCCAAGCAAACATCACAGCACAAGCAGACAGATTCCCAGGTGGTGGTGCACTGCTAGTAACACAGGCAAATACCAGTGCAATAGCCAATTTCACAACAACACCTGAAATCAACACAATTGCACTGTTTGCACCACAGTTCCAAGCAAATGCACAGTTTAGTGAAGAGATAATTTTACAAACTGAATTCGCGCAAACTGCCCAAGCGGGTGCTATATTCAGCAGTGTGTGTAAAAACACTGAACACACAACTCCTCTGCGTGGTATTAGGGGTGGTGTTTATCCTTATGAAGCATACAACCCTATAAGCAACAGATTTGACGGTGAAGGCAGTGGCACACTGGTTATATTCCCAGACTTTACACCAGCAGAAGACAACGAAACAGTGTTCAGCGCAGGAGGCAACACTACTAGATACAGACCAAGCCGCATAAGTTTCTGGTATCAGCGTCCCGCAAACACTACAAATGACATCATAATCTATCTCACAGGAAGCGCAACTGAGTTTGGATTCTCAAACAACAGTGATGTGTTTTTCAGTGGTCTAGATCAAAACGGCGCTAAACAAACTGGCACAATCACAGGTGCCATGCCCACAGACAGTGATTGGCATCATTACTACATGGAGTATGACAGTGATCGTGCTCAAAACTTTGGCAGTTTAGATCTATGGATTGACGGTGTTTACCAAGGAAATGCCACAAATGGTGCAACAGGTGGCACGTTTGGTGTTGTTGTGTTGCCCAGCTCAGGTTACTATGCACAAATACGCCTAGGTGCAGAACAAGACACTGTGGTCAACAACTTGTATGACAGCGAACTGGGCTATGTTTTCCTTTCTGACACAGGCACAGCACCAGGACTTGCTACACCAGGTGCATATGAAGATGGTCATAGACTGTTTGACACTGTAAGCACGTATACTTCAGCTGACAACCTGCATTTGACTGTTGAACCAGTAAACTTTGGCTCACTCCTGCCAGATGTTAGGATCTCTGACAGTGCACTCCTTGTTCCATACGAACAGAGTCTCACTGTGATACCAACACACGGCATGACTGCGTTCTTTGAAATGCTGCCAACCACAGCACTGGGCACATTCCTGTTTGTAAGCAACATGGCGGCAGTTGCAGAGATTGACGGTGCTACAACTGTGATTAGACAGGGATCAAGTAATCTCAACACTGTTGCTGAACTGGTGGCCACAGCTGTTGTGGAGTTTGAATCACGTGCTGACCTCAACACACGTGCCACACTCACAGTGTCAGCAGACAGATTTAGAACCACCAGCTCAGAGATCAACAGCACAGCACTGCTGTTCTCACTGCCAGGTGCGTTAGAAAGAGCCAGTGCTGACTTTAGCGCCACAAGCACAATAGAACTCATAATAACAGTTAAACCACCCATACGCATCACAGAAACACTGGCCGCGCAGTTCCAAGCTGTGTTCAGAGGTGGCTTGCGTGCAGACGCAAACTCTAATCTCAACACCACAGCAGTAATTGCTGTTGAACCAACAGAAATCCCACCCATAAGAGCTGAAGCTGACCTAAACAGCACAGTGACAGTGACCTGTGACCCACAAAAACTGGTAAATGCCAAGGCAGATCTAGTGGTGCAGTCACAGTCTGTAACTCAACCTGTGAAAACAGCTACTGTAACTGCCGCAGTCACAGCACAAGCACAACAGCAAGCAGCAGCACGTAAATTCACAGGCATAGCTGAAACCATACTGTTTACGCAGGGCACTCAGTTGGTGCTTGTGGGTGTTGTAAACCTAGATCCCTTTAGAACTCTTGTGATAAAATCAGAAACACGCGAGTTGACAATCACACAAGAGTCTAGGATTTTGCCAATTGCAGAAGAGACGAGAATAAATAGAATACAAGGATATGAAAAATGACTACAATTACAGGCTATCTTCAAGACACCTATGGAGTTTACATCCCCAAAGACAGAGAAGCTCAACTGGTCTACACCATGGACTGGAGTGAGTGGCTCAGTGAAGGTCAGAATCTGCAGTCAGTAGACTATCAAGTGCAGGCAAGAGCCAATGACAGTTCACCAGTCAGAATACAAAGCCAAGGCCTTGCCAACAACAACACTGCAACCTATGTTGAACTGGCGGGTGGCACACTGCTGAAAACCTACACAGTCACAGCTGAAATCACCACTGATGACAGCTCACGTGACCGCAGAAGCTTCAGAGTAAAAATAGAAACAAGATCAGCATGACAAAAACTCAACATGAAAAATCCACAACACGCAGACTGAAAACTGTGGAAGTTGAAGCTGTTCTCGTAGGCAGAAACAAAACTCCAGTGCAGCCTGAAGAAGTAGAAAAACTCGCAGCAATAGGCTGCAAAGACAAGGAAATAGCCAACTGGTTTAGAATCAAGCCAGACACTCTAAGATACAACTTTGCGGCAGAACTGCAAAAAGGTAGAGAGCGGATGAGGCAGAGTCTGCGCAGAACAATGCTGGAAGTAGCACTCTACGACAAAAACACAGTGATGCTGATCTATCTTTCTAAGAATTTCCTTGGTATGAGCGACTCACCAACAGACGGTGATGAACAAGAACCACTACCGTGGCACGATGACGAGGACTAGAACGTGGATTTAAAAGCACTTGCAAAAGAAATAGACACTATCAAAAACAATCACCTAGCTCACATGCAGGAGGATATTGATAGAATAGAAGCCAAATTGGAAAAAGTAGACAGTCGCCTTTGGTGGATACTCACAATACTGATAGTGGGCGTGGTGCTGCCAGTGGTAATAGACAGTCTTTTGTAAATGAGCCTATCACCAGCACAACACACAATCACCAAAGACCACACACGTTTTAGAGTGGTAGTGGCTGGTAGACGTTTTGGTAAAACTCACCTTTCTATCAGAGAACTTGCCAAACACGCACGCTGGCCCAATCAAAAGGTATGGTATATCGCACCCACTTATAGACAGGCCAAAAACATAGCGTGGAGCACACTGAAAAACAAACTGATTGACCTACAGTGGTGTGAGAAAATAAATGAATCAGAACTCACAATCTATCTTAAAAATTCATCCACAATTTCACTGAAAGGCGCAGACAACTATGACAGCCTGCGTGGTGTTGGCTTGGACTTTGTGGTGCTGGATGAGTTTGCTGACATTGATCCCTCTGCTTGGTATGAAACTCTAAGGCCAACTCTCAGTGACAGGGGAGGCTCAGCACTGTTTATAGGCACACCTAAAGGTGTTGGCAACTGGAGCTATGAGATATTTCACAACGCGCTTGAAAGCACAGACTGGAGCAGCTACCAGTTTACCACTCTAGATGGTGGTCGTGTGCCTCAAGAAGAAATTGACTCAGCACGATCAGACCTTGATGAACGCACATTCTGTCAGGAATATCTTGCTACCTTTGAAACTCATTCAGGCAGAGTCTACTACAGCTTCACACGTGAACACAATCACAGCGCATGGGAACAGGAGCTTCCCCAAGTGCTGCACTGTGGTATTGACTTCAACGTTGACCCTATGAGCTGTGTTATTGCTGTGAAAACTGAAACTGGTCTACACTGTGTTGATGAGATTGCGATGTTTGGATCAAACACAAATGAATTGGTAGATGAACTGCTCTCACGCTATCCCACACAAAAGATCTTTGCCTATCCTGATCCAGCAGGACGTCAGAGAAAAACCTCAGCAGCTGGCCAAACTGATATCACTATACTGCAGAACAGGGGCTTGGTAGTAAAAGCACCAAGACGCCATACAGCTGTGAGAGATAGAATAAATGCGGTAAATAGTAGAATATGTGATTCCACAGGTGAACGCCATCTTTGGGTAGCACCCAGCTGTAAGAGAACCTCAGAAGGGCTGGAAAGGCAGACCTATAAGCCAGGCACCACACAGCCAGACAAAGAATCAGGCTTGGATCACATGATGGATGCACTAGGCTATCTAGTTGATGCACTATATCCAGTAAGGAAACAGCAGGAGCCAAGCACGCAGCCTGCTAGCTTTGCACACAGAACAGGAACTACAAATGACACGAGATTACGCAAATTTAATGCAGGAACATCCTTTGTATGACAAACTGAAAGGGCATTACACTTACCTTTTCAATTCATATTCAGGTGGCGACAGATATCAAAAAAGCGGGTATCTCACAAGATATGCCTATGAATCAGAAATAGACTATCATGAAAGACTAAGACAAACGCCACTGGACAATCACTGCAAGAGCGTGGTTGACATCTACAATGCATTTCTGTTTAGAAAATCAATTGAAAGAGAGTATGGCGCACTTGAGGATGACCCTGCTCTTGAAGCATTCCTTGAAGACTGTGATCTAGAAGGCAGAAAACTCGCAAACTTCATGAAGCTGGTATCAACCTATGCTTCAGTGTTTGGCCATGCTCACATTGTGTTGGCAAAACCCAATTCACAGGCACGCACACGCGCAGAAGAACTTGAACAGTCAATAAGACCCTATGCTTCTGTGATTACTCCAATGGCAGTGTTGGACTGGCACTATTCACGTGAAGAAAATGGTGTTTATTTCCTTGACTATTTCAAATACATTGAAGACCAAGAATACAAAACACGCACTGTGGTAAAAGAATGGCGACCAGACCTCATACGCACCTACACAGTGGATGGTGAACGACAGGAGATTGAAGAAATCTCAGAAGACGAAAACCAGCTAGGTGAAATCCCAGTAGTAACTGTGTTTTCACAGAAGTCAATCTATCGTGGCATGGGCATATCTGACATTCAGGACATAGCTGACCAACAGCGTGCGATCTACAATGAACTGAGTGAAGTAGAACAGGCCATACGTCTTAATGGTCATCCTTCACTGGTGAAAACACCAACCACTGAAGCCATAGCAGGTGCTGGCAGCATAGTGCAGATGCCTGAAGACATGGACCCAGGACTAAAACCCTACATACTGGAAAGTTCAGCCAATGTTGAAAGCATCTACACTTCAATTCAGAAGCGAGTTGAAAGCATAGACAGAATGAGCAACACGGGTTCTGTGAGACAGCGTGAACAGAAAACTCTAAGTGGTGTTGCAATGGAGGTTGAATTCTCCATGCTGAACGCACGACTAGCAGAAAAAGCAGACAATTTGGAACTGGCAGAAGAACAGATGTGGCGTCTGTTTGCAAGATATCAGGGCCAGCGTTGGCAGGGCAACGTGAAGTATCCAGACACATTCTCAATCAGAGACGATGACAGACTGTATACTCAGCTGAAAATAGCAAGAGAAACCACAGATTCACCTCGTCTTGTAGACAAGATCAATGATCAACTAGCGGATCTCATGGGCGTTGAACTTGAAGAAGAGCTCACGCATGCAACCACAATACCAGGCAGTGACAGAAGCAGTCACATACAGGCTATGATCATGGAGGGCTACACAGACAGCCAAATGCTTGCACTGCATCCTGAAATAACTCAACAGGATATTGACAGTGCCAAACAGGAATTACTAGACTCTGGGAGCGAATAGGATGCCAGTCGTAAAAAGAAAGAACGGTTGGAGCTGGGGCAGACAGGGTGTCGTGGTTGACACCAAAAAGCAGGCTGAGGAAATTGGCCGTGCACGTAAAGCAAGCAAAAGAAGGGGGTAGCGAGTATGGCACAGCGTGGCAAAAAGAAAAAGAAAAACCAAAGAGGTTGATTGGTGTGCCTACTTCAAGCACATTGCACGAGTTTGTCCTTGGAGTTGGGCTGCCTATCAAAAGGGCGAGATAGCTTTCCATTATGGTTTGAGTGACATTTTTCCTTTGGAGAGCTATCAAGCCCGTGTTTATGTTGTAAAATCATCACCTAGGCTGTGTAAACTACACACAGACTGTTTCAATCACACAAGACCCAGTGAAGAGTGGTTATGGAGTCATCCTGATTATGGCAATAATTCAACACCCCAACCAGTGCTTATTCAACAGGATAGGGCAACCCTTGAAAGACTCAGAGCGGAGATGGCTAGATCGTAAAAATAAACCTCCAGCTAAAGCTCCAAGCACAAGGTAATTTCAAAACAAAATCAAAAACTGCTAAATAAACGAAATGGTTGGAACTCGCAACCTATAACAACGGAGGTATACGCGACATGAGCGATGAAATCATGGCTGGCAATGAAGAGACAACTGACGCTCAAGCCACAACAACAGAATCACAAGATCAGGCACAAGCAAGCAGCAAGACCTATACTCAAGCTGAGTTTGATAACCATATGGCAGGCTTGAAAAACAGCCTACAGAAAAAGTTTGAAAAACAGTTTGCAGAACTAGGTGATATTGAAGAACTCAAGCAACTGAAACAGAATGCTGAAAAGCAGAAAGAAGAAGAAGCGCTCAAGCGAGGAGAGTTTGACAAGATCATTCAAGACTTGGCTGCTAAAAAAGACAGTGAGATTGAAAAGAGAGATCAAATCATCAAGGAATACAAGGTGGATACACCTTTGCTTAACGCAGCAGCAGAAAACCGTTCAGTAAATCCTGAACAGGTCAAAGCACTGCTAAAATCACAGGTAAAAATGACTGATGAAGGCGAAGTTCAAGTAGTGGACACAAACCAGCAGACCAGATACACTGACCAGGGCACTCCAATGGGAGTTACAGAGTTGGTAAGTGAATTTCTACAGGCAAATCCACACTTTGTTCAGCCAACGCCAGCAACTACCAATACAAAAAGCTCCGTGACTGTTGATAACTCTTCTCTGGATATCTCACGATTGGATATGAAAAATCCAGATGATAGACGCCGCTATGCTGACTGGAAAAAACAGCAGCAGCAGCGTTAGCCTCAACTAAAACTAGGAGACTGTTAGAATGGCTAATAATACCACAATTAACTCTGAACTGTTTACCAATCTGCTTGCAGAAGCACAGTTCGCAGCTTACGAAGAGAGCATTGCTCGTCAAGTCGTAACTACTTTTGACTTTCCAGCAAACGCTGGTAAAACTCTGCAAGTGCCAGTATATTCTGCTGTCACAGCAAGTGATCTCGCTGAAGGCACAGCGCCATCAGCAGCTGACACAAACACCTCAAGCGTAAGCATTGATCTAGGTGAAGTTGGAACCTACTTCCAGGTCACTGACTTCCTGAGAGACACTGCTGAGCGTGACGTTATTGCTGACCTTGGTCAGAACGCTGGTCGTGCTATTGCTGAGAAAATGGATACTGACGTATTCAATCTCTTCAACAGCTTTTCAGCAAGTGTTGGCACAGAGGATTCAGCAATCACTGTTGACAATCTGTTTGAAGCAATTGCAACACTGCGTCAAGCAAAAATCACTGGTCCGCTGTTTGCTGTGGTTGGCCCACGCCAAGCACTTCAGCTTAAGAAAGAGCTCTACAACGCAGGTGGCACAGTTGCTACTGCTAACGACGTTGTTGGCGGCAGTGTGCTACAGCGCGGTTCAATTGGCGTGCTGGGTGGATGCACAATCCTTGAGTCAAGCCTTGTGACACAGGATCTTGACACTGATGAGGACACTGAGCTTAACTCAGTTGGTGCAGTGTTTGCTCCTACAGCGCTTTCTCACGTGATGCGTGGCGGAATCCAAATGGAAACTCAGCGTCAAGCAGCTGCACGTGCTGAAGACATCATCATGTATGCTGTGAAAGGCGAAGCTATCCTGCAGAATTCACACGGTGTGAAAATTGTAGGCTCTGCTTCAGACTAAGCAAAAAACTAAAAACTTGGTTTTTAGAGGGCGCTTAGGTGCCCTTTTTTTTTGGTAAATACCAACAATGTGCACTGCTCATGCTCATTCTCCAAACCTTGGGGGCCCTAGTTGGCCCCCTTTCTTTTTTCAAATGCTAAATACTAGCTAGCAGGGAAGGACCTTGCAGCTGAAAGGACAGGATCCAAACATGGCATACGCAACACTTGACGATCTCATTGAAGTTGAACCTGATATCACAGAATACGGTGTATTAGACTTTGATAGAGAGCTTGAAAAATCAGAACAAGAAGTCAACAGAATACTATCAGTTCGCTGGTGGCCTCAATACGCAAAACTAGGCAGAAAATACGACATCAGAGTCGTAGGCGACGTTCCCCTCATAGATGTGACCAAGTTGGATCCCACTCAATGGCGCCAAGCCACAGTATATCACGCACTTGCTTATCATATCTGTCCAAAACTCACTCAGTTCACTCCAGAAGCAGACAAGTTTCAGGTCATGATGAACTACTATGATGGCAGATTTGAACATGAAATTGACCTTGCTATACGCGAGGGTGTGAAATATGACGATGACGGCAATGGCGAATTTGAAGATGATGAAAAGATCCCTGACACATACTTGAGGCTGAAGAGATAGTGGCACAAAACCTAAGAGAACAAATCACTCAGAGCCTAATTACCACACTTGAAAACACAAGGGATCCTAGGCCAGTTCTTGTAACTTCAGAGCCATTTCAACCTGACAGGCTGGCAATTACTCAGTTTCCAGCACTGTTGGTCACACTGGAAACAGAAACCAGAGAAACAATCACAATGGGCGCCCCCCAAAAAGCACTGAGAGAAGCCACAGCGGTGTATACCATAAGAGGCTATGTGAGAGGGGAGCAGCTGGATCGCAAACGCAACGATCTTATAGAACGCATAGAAGAAAGTCTTGCTGTGGACAGAACACGTGGGCTTGCTCATGTTATGAATTCAGAAGTAACTGCAGTCACAGTTGTGGAAAGACTGCCACCACTTGCTGAAATTCAAGCAGAATACACAGTTACCTATACCTACACAAGGGGAACCACATGATTGAAATCAAAAAGCAAACAAAAACCAAGCGTGTGCCTGCTTCCAGAGTAGAGCATCACAAAAAGAATGGATGGAGCGTGGTAGAAGAGGGTGCTGTCACGGCAACACTGCGTCCAGCCAAAGCGGTGCCAGCCGCAGAGTCAGAGGACTCTACTATGGCAGCTGAAGCCAACGAGGAGGAATAAATCATGGCATCAATCACAGGAAATAGCGGTGTTGTAGAAGTTGACGGCTCTAACATCGCCAACGTAAGAAGCTACACAGTTGAAATGACTGCTGACACAATTGAAAACACCGTAATGTCAGGTGTTGACTCAGGCAGAACCTATCTAAAAGGACTTACTAGTTTTTCAGGTAGCGCAGACGTCTATTGGGATCCAGATCATTTTTCAACCAATGACCTTGATGGTCTAATCAACAATGATGTAGGTGATACCGCAAGCGCTGTTGCACTCAAACTGTATTCAGAGGGTGACGCAGGTGACTATTGGGGTGGCAACATCATCATAACTGGTTATTCAATCAATGCCAGCTTTGATGGAATGGTAGAAGCATCAGTTAGCTTCCAGGGCACTGGCCAACTGACCTATACCACAACGTAATGGCAATAAGGGTTAGAGGTCTGTCAGCTGTTGCTAGAGAACTTGAACAGTCACTGGAGCGTGCTGTAAAAGACGCAGCTGATCTAGTGGATGAACGTGCAAGAGCAAACACTCCTGTGCGCACAGGTTACACACAAAAACAGTGGCAGAAGCAGACCTCTAAATCCAACTTTCAGGTAAAAAACACAGTGCCATGGATAGAACGGCTTGAGCAGGGCAGTTCCAAACAGGCACCAAGAGGAATTATAGGACCAACACTGAAACAGGTAAGGAGAAAACTATGACTAGAGCACTAGACACAATGACCGCACATTTTAGAAACAAAATCTCAGGCGGTCTAGCACAGGTTGAAGTAGAAGAATGGGGAATTACTGTATACTACAAAACTGCAAGCACGCTGAAAGAACAAAGCAAGATTGTGGAACTTGCGCAGGCAGGCAATACCATTGAAGCACTGGTAGAAACTCTTATTCAGCGTGCAAGAGACCAGGAAGGCAAACGCCTATTCAGGCCAGCAGACAAGGAAGTGATCATGAACGAAGTGGATCCAGACGTTCTTATACGTGTGGTCACTGAAATCAACCAGGTTGAAACTGATTCACTAGAGGAAGCTGAAAAAAACTAAAGCAAGACCCAGATCTTCGTTGGTATTTTAGAATAGCACAGGATTTGGGTCTCACAGTTGCAGAGCTTATGGAGCGAATGACTGAACAGGAATTCACACTGTGGATTGCCTATCACAAACTGCAACAGCAAGAACAAAAGCGCACATAAGGGGAAACAGGTGGCTGAAGCAAAAATTGTCGTAACTGCAGATACCAAGAGAGCAGAACGTGCCCTAGGCAGAGTAAATGGCGGTCTTGGAAGCATAACTGGAGCTGCCAGAGCTGCCACAGCTGCTATTGCTGCCATTGGTGTTGGCACTGCGATAAGAAACATTGTCCAGGCCACAGCACGCTTTCAGGACCTCAGAGACACACTGGCAAGTGTTACTGGATCTACAGTAGAAGGTGCTGAGGCATTTGAATACCTAACGGAACTACAGTCAAAAACACAGTTTGGTGTTAATGAACTTGCCAATAGTTTTATCCAACTTACTGCTAATGGTGTTACACCTGCGTCACTAGGTCTTGAAAACATGAACCAACTGTTTGCTGTGCTTACAGATTCAGCAGCAGCAGTTAATGGCGGTATTGATGTGCTCCAAGCCACCACCAGCGTGTTAGCAAGAAGCATAGCAAACGGTTCTGTAGAACTTGAAGAACTTAACAGATTAAGTGACAGAGGCATACCTGTTTTCTCAATACTAAATGACAGGCTTAACCTTACCAAAGATTCTATAAACGAATTCTCCAAGGAAGGTGACAATGCCAGTCTTGTATTAAGAGAATTGGTAGCAGGCATACAGGAAAGGTTTGGCGGAGCAACTGCTCGTCGTTTGGACAACGTAACCACACAGTTCTCAAACCTACGCAATGCTGTTGACCTAGCACAGGAAGCCATAGGCAGACAGGGACTAGGTCGTGCTGTGGGACAAACCACAGAAAGACTCACAGTGTTTCTCAATGAAAGCAGGGAACTTCAACAGCAGATTGGTATTGCGCTTACTACTGCATTCCTCAGAGTAGTGGCTGTGAGTGAGTTTCTTATCAAGAACATTGAACTGATAGGCAAAGCGTTTATTGGTCTAATTGCGCTGAAAGTGTCACTGGTGTTTATAAACATCGCAAGGGCAATTGTGCAGGTGTTGATTCCCGCAATACTGCTGTTAGGCAAAACTGTAAGAACAGTGTTTCTGCTTATGCTGCCTGGAGGTCCACTGATAAAAGGCGCAATAGTGGGAATAACTGCGCTTGCAACTACGTTTGGCCTACTCAAGGACAGCGCTGAAGACAGTGGCAACGGCATCATGGCTGCAATTGAAAGCCTCACAGGTGACCTTGGCGTAGCGGGAATTGACAAACTGAAAGAACAGTGGTCAGGTGCCAGTGAACAGGCTGCAGAATACAGTCGCCAAGCAAATCAAGCAGCTGAGGGGGCTGGGGCGAGTGCAGCAGCAGCAGCAGACACAGCTAACAGCACTGGCCAGTCAGCAGGCAACGAACAGAAGCGTGCTAACAGCCTAAAAGAAATTGTAAGCTCTGCTGAAGAAGAACTTGCACTGGCAAGAGCTTCACTGATACAGAATGACGCTCAGAGAAAAGTAGCACAAGCAGAAGTGCGCTTAGGCGATGAACTTACAAGTCAAGAACGTGAACAGCTTACTGCTCTCTATGAACAGACTCGTGCTGTGAAAGAGCAAGCAGAGTCACGACGTGAGATACTGTCAATTGTTGATGAAGTTAATGAAGCAACTACACAGGGTCTTGAACAGCAGCTGGCACAGCTTGATCAAGCAGAAGCTCGCTATCAGGAGCTGTATGGCAACAACCTAGAAGCAGAAAGAGAATTCCAAGCAAGACGTGCACAGCTGATTGAACAGGCTAATGCAAGAATTGAACAGATTGAAATGGCACGCATTGAAAGAACTCTTAGAGCAAATCAATCAGGTGTTGCTCAACAGCTTTCTCAGGAAGATCGTGCATTTCTACAGCGCAAAGGCCAACAGGAACGCCAAGAAGAAATTACCCGTGACAGAATAGAGTTTGAAAAGAAATCAGAAGGCGAGAAAGCACAGTTTGCGATTCAGAAAGGTGCAGAAGTGTTTTCAGCACTGGGAGCACAGAACAAGAAAGCATTTGAAGCAGCCAAAGCGCTTAACATTGCAAATGCACTTATGAACACCTATGCAGCAGCAACCAAAGCGCTTGCTACCTATCCATTCCCGTTTGGGTTGGTAGCTGCTGCTGCTGCTGTTGCTGCTGGTATGGCACAGGTTTCCGCAATTAGAAGTCAACAGTATTCAGGTCGTTCATTGGGTGGTCCAGTGCTTTCAAATCAAAGCTACATAGTGGGTGAAAGTGGTCCAGAACTGTTTACACCAACTTCTAATGGCAGCATCACAAGAAACAATCAGATGTCACAGGGTCAAGGCACTAGTGTGAATTTCACAATCGTAGCCAACGACACCACAGGGTTTGATGAACTACTTACTTCCAGGCAGGGTCTTATACGCACTATCATATCAGATGCCATGCTTGAGAATGGTCAAAGGAGCATGGTATAATGGCAGATCTAAGCACAGCATGGCCAGCACAGCCAGGCTTTAGAAGTGTTAACTTCAAGTTCAACACACCAACTCAGATATCAGAAACACTTAGTGGCAAGATAAGAAGAGTTGGTCTAGGCATCACCTACTACAGTTGGGAAATAGTCTATCAGAATCTGCTGCCACTGGATGCTGGCACAGTGCTGGGCTATGTTGCGCAGGCACAGGGGCCGCAGTTTTCATTTGAAATACTCTTGCCCTATCTGTCATACACCAATTTGCCCACACAGACTGAAAACACTGTGCAGCTAGCACAGACAGCAGCACAGGGAGAGACCAGTGTTAGTGTAACAGGTGCAGGTGCTGGAGAAAACATACTGGCAGCTGGAGATTTTTTCAAGTTTCAATCACATCAAAAGGTATATATGACAGCAGCGCCCTGCATAGCAGATCAATCAGGCACAGCTACTCTGTTCTTTACTTCTCCACTTACTGAAGCAGTGCCGCTGGGCAACACAGTCACCATAGACACAGTTCCGTTTACCGCAGTTCTAGAAGATACAGAAACTGAATATCCCATAAACTTTGGCGGTATCACAAGTGAATTGAGTTTCAACATGCGAGAAGTTTGGTGAAAAGTTTTCAAAATGACCCAGCACTAAGGAGTGAATACTTCAGAGACCACACAATTGCTGTGGACTGTGTGGAACTGCACCTTGATCCTGCTATCTACATGTGCTCAGGTGGCGTTGATCTAGAACTTGCAACAGAAACAGCACCTGATCAAGGTCAAAATCTCTATCGTGCAGAAGGAAACTTTCTTGGTTTTTCACCTCTGGGTGAAGAATTTGACGTAAAAGTTGGTAAATTCTCCATCTTCCTATCAGGTATAGGCAATTCATTTGTGGAAAGATTCACAAACACAGAAGCAGAAGGCAAGAGAGTGTCACTCTACAAGGTGTTTTTGAATTTTGGTGATGGCACGCAGCCATTATCCATAGTAAGTGAACCTATCTTGATGTTTGATGGTGTTATCTACAACTTTTCCATAAGCGAAACTGCAAAAACCTGTCAGATCACAGTAGACTGCTCTAGTCTGTTTGCGGATTTTGCAAGAACCAATGGCAGAAAGACTTCAAACTGGAGCAACTGGCTGTTTCAGAATGAAAAATACGACCGTGCGTTTGAAAAAGCAGGGTTTGTAGGACAAACAGAATTTCTATGGGGACGCAAGTAATGCTGGTAAGAGCAATGACGCCTGAAGACATTGATCAAGTAGTATCACTGTATGAAAGGTATTTTTCAGAAGCCTGTGACGCAATCCCCAGCATGCTGCGAGAATGGGATGAAAACTCTGTTATTGATACCATACGCAGCTATTGTGCACACTGGGACAGAACCTGGTTAGTTGCCTGTGAAAATCAGAGAATAACAGGATTCATAGCAGGATTTGCCAGTGAATCACCTTGGAATTCTCAGCTGATCAACGCAAATATTGCGTTTCTCTACCTATCACCAGAGCAGCGCAGCCTAGAACATCTAAAACTGCTGTATAGAGAATTTCTCTCATGGGCAAACACAATAGGTGCACACAAAATCACAGGCGGTGACATTGGTATCAATCTAGAAAGAACACGCACACTGTATGAATACCTTGGATTTTCTCCAGTGCTGCTTATGGCAAAGGATAACACATGAGTTTTGTAGTTGACGCAGTAAAAAGCGTAGGAAAAGCAATAGGCAATGTAGTAAGTGGTGTTGTCAAAGCAGTAACTTCTGTTGTAAAAGCAGTGGTTGACATCGCAGCCAGTGTGGTTAACTTTATTGCGCAGCCCTTTATGGGCATGTTTGGTGGTAGTGCAGACATACCAAGCGCAGAGCAAGAAGCACAGCGTCAACAGGGCGTTTTGGTGCAGCGTGAAGGCTCAACTTCACGTGTGCCTGTGGTGTATGGTTATAGAAAGCTAGCAGGCACAGTTACATTTGCAGAAACAGGCTCAAACAACAACAAATACCTCTACGTTGCTTATGTGTTTTCTGAAGGCGTGGTTGAAGGTCTAAGAGAAGTGTTCATAGACGATTGGCAACTGCCAGTTGAACTCACAGCTGATTTAAACGCAGGCAGAACTGTTGCAGTAAACACAGACAGATACAAGGACAGAGTGCTGTTGGAGTGGTATCCTGGCAGCTATTTCAAAAGACCACAAGACTCACCAGTTGGCGCAAGTGTTGCAAGGGGGATATTTCAAGATGCACCCAGCTTCACTGAAAACATGGTCTACAACGGTCTTGCTGTGCTGTTTGCACGCTATGAGTGGAAGCAGATTGAAACTCAGGAAGACGCTGACAACAATCCATTCTCTGGTAATATACCACAGGTGCAGGTAGGGCTGTTGGGCAAGAAAGTGGCCAGTCTACTGATTGACGCAGAACAGTATCAGTATGAACAAGCAGGGGAACGCTATTCCACAAACCCAGCTGAGTGCCTACTAGACTATCTTCGTAATCCGCGCTATGGCAAAGGGCTGCTAAACAGAGATTTTGACTGGGACAGCTGGAAACGCTCCGCTCGCAAGTGCAACCAAACTGTGACCTACTTGGATTCACGCAGTGACATCACAGGTCCAATACTGACCTGTAACGCAGTGGTTGACACTGGCCAGACTCTCATGAACAACACCAAAAACTTCCTGCAGAACTTCAGAGCCTACATGCCTTATGTGCAGGGCAAATACAAGCTTCGTATAGAAGACGCTGGCAACCTCTATGACATTACCAGTGGTGTTGCTACCATAGCAGCTACATTTACACCTGACAACATAGTTGGCAGTGTGAGTTACACAGGCATTGAACGTTCAAACAAATACAACTCAGTTGCTGTTAACTATGTTGATCCTGATCAGAAGTTCTCAGTGCAACAGGTTATATTTCCAGAAACAGAACAAGCTCGTCAGGTGTTCATTGACAGAGACGGCGGCAGAGTAAATCGTCAGGAAGCGACTTTTTCAAATATCACCAACTTTGCTATAGCCAAAGACATGGCAAGGCTGTTGTTCAACAAGAGTCGCAGGCAGGAAACTGCCAGTCTCACTGTGACCAGTCAGGCACTTGAACTAGAACCAGGTGACAGCATAAGAATACAGTCAAACATCTTGAACTTTGGTGATGATCCTTGGCGTATAATCAGCTTTAAAGTGAATGACAACATGACAGTTCAATTAAGCTGTGTGCGCAATCCTGATGACATCTATCCCTATGTGCGTGCTGGCGAAGAGGATTTTGTGCTACCAACCTATGTGCCCAAAGGCAGCACGATATATTTTCCCAGCAGCAGAAATAGACCAGCACTGGGCCTAGTGCCGCCCACACAGGCAGTTTATCCTGAAGACTTTGCAGCATCGCCTGTGAATCCAGGGCCAACCAATCCCAACGCGCCAGGAGGCGGCGGGCCAGGAGGCGGTGCTCCGCCATCTCAAGAAGGCGCAGGGCCTGTTGTTCCACCTGAAGAAGATCAACCACCCGTGCCTACACCAACTCCAGTGCCACCTGACAACACGCCAGCAGAGCCACCACCACCGCCACCTGCATTTAGAGCAAGGTTGGAGTTTGTGCGCACTGAACTAGTTCAGGTTACTGAAACTACCTACAACTACACCGTGGTGTTTCGCCAGCCTGAAGATGGCCTCTATGAAAGAAGCACGTTTTGGTGGAGATACAACCAGTATACGCCTTACACTGAGATAAGATTGGACACACTGCCAGGCGCAGGCAGAACACTGTCAGTAAATGTTGGTGTGTTGCCGCTAGGCCAATATGAATTTGTAACCAGAAGCTATGCCACAGATGGCAGAGCCAGCATCTTGATCAATGAAGGTCAATTCCAAAGCAGAGAAAGCCTAACAGACAGTGGCCAATTTGTGGGAGGCGGTGGCGCAAGCAAGCGTCAGGTCTCAAAAGGCTGGCAGATTCCTCAGGCACCTCAGGATATTCAGCCGCACTATGATGATGATATTGACCTTTTTAGAATATCACCAGTGCTTGATCAGGGCGAACCTCTTGATCCTAGAAAGATGACAGTGAGTATTGCGCAGATTGATCAGTTCATAGGGGACAAACGTGTGAATGGCAATATCATAGGTGCACGTGTGTATTACAAAAACCGCCTAAGCGAATACTATCAAGTGGAAGACGTTGACTTTCCCCAGGACTATTCAATTGGCCAAACAGTTACAAAACAGCTGGAAGGGTCATTTGGTGCAAGACAGTTTCCACAACAGGTGCAGGGCTCAAACACACAAGGGTTCCAAGCAAGCACCTATGATTTTGTTGTAAGACTGCGCTATCGTGATGGTGTAACAGCAGAAAGACAGCTGGTTTTTTCAACTCTTGTGGAAGGTCAGTTTGGTGTGTTGGAGTTTACACGTGAGTTTCAAGACCAAACACGTGAAATACCACAGTCGTTTGATCTCAAAACCACAGACGACGATCCAAACAAGGGCTACAACTCCAGTTTGGAAATAGTGCCTAACTTTCAGCGCATTGATGCTGACTATACAGAGAACAAGCTGCTGTTTTCGTTTACACCGCCAAGTGGCGAAGAAAGCATTCTGTTTGCGGGCTACAAAATACGCTACAGAGAAATCCAGCCAGGTGCTGCACCGCCTTTTCAGGAAAAAATCGTAGGGCCAGGTGTTACTAGGGGCAATCTCATACAGTATACCATTCAGGACAACACGTTTAGGCTGAATACTGCTTATGAATTTGTAATAACAGCACAGGCACTTCAAAATGGCGAAAGAGTAGACTGTGTTGAGAGTCGCTTTGCCAAGCGTGTGATAATACCATTCAACTTCTATCTTGATGAACTGCAGCTGTTTAATTTTGAAACTGTGGAAACTGAAATTGCACTGAGACAGCTGAAAAGAACCTTCCCAAGCACAGACAGCATAAACGTGGTTGGTTGGGACAAGATTCAGAACACTCAGAGATCCAGTCAAGCACGTGCAGGATATGCGTTCAAGGGTCAACAGGCTGAGAGAATCTACTATCTTAACACTTTCTTTAGGCTGCAGTTTGAACATCCCACAGCTGACACACTGGTTGTTTATAGAAGACAGTTTGACAGTTCTGCAACCAGTGGTATAAACAAAAAAACCGTGACTGGCTTTGGCAAATACTACAAGGTTGGTGTTTGGGACAGAGTGGAAATACCACTCAGTGACCTTACAGCAGAGGATGGCGTTTACACTGTGCATCTAAGACTGGCTGTTAATCAAAACGCCAGCACAGAAAGCTATTTTAATTGGCAGTATGAGACCAACAGTCTAAATACAAACCTAGTGGAATTTCTCTATGGAGACCAAGGCGCATTCCCAGACAGTTCACGTGACTACGCACTGCAAGGCATCTATCCATACAGAGGCGATCTCAATCCAAGAGACTCTGACAGAGAACGCACGCAGTTTTACTGTGTGGTAAGCACAAACGGAGTTGAGCAAGACAAAGGTGTGCTGCTTACTGACTTCTATACCTATTGGCAAGGCAGAGAATACAGAAGAGTAGTTGATGGCTTTGGTGTTGGCAACGTGGAACGCAATCTTGTGGTTGAAAAAAGCCAATTCAACAGTATAGAATCAGGATATGGCAGGCAGCTTCAAGAAGCAATTGACCTTGGTATGGGCAAGAACGATCTTACAAAATTCAACATAGGCGGAAGATTCCGCAGTGTGGTGCCCAAGCTGGGGTGGAGTGGATACAGTTATTCACTTGCGCCATTTGAAAAATTCCTACAGCCACCTGAAACTGGAGAGGACATCTACTAATGGCTATACAGCAAGCTGCAGGCACACTTCACTCACAGTTTGGCATTGTGCCAATCACGGGTTTTCACGTTTTTGAAGTGCTTGACGTTGACCAAGTAACAGGCAGTTTACAGGCAGAAGACACTACTACTTGGGCTGAACTTGGCAGCACAACGTGGGGTAATCTTGTGCAGTTTTCCCAAAGCACAATTGAAATACGCACAGAAATTTCAGATTTTGATCTTGGTGAACCTGTTGATTTTACGCTTGATATTCAAGCAGAAACACAGGGCACAATCAGTTACTATGTGTATACCAGCAGCACAGGTGAATTTCAGGGTGAAGAACTGGAAACTCTTGTTGAGGAAGGCGACAGCATCAACAGCTTTAGGGGCCAGTTTGTGAAAATTCAAGCACGCTCTAGCAGCAGAAAAATATCAGACATCACAGTCACAGTAAACACTGAACCATTCACTCAGAGGCTGCTGGCAGTTGACACCAGCCAGCTGCCAGGCACCAGCCAAGCAAGAACTCTTGAACTTGCAACGCCTGTAAGTGGTGTGGTTGAAATCACAATAGATCCACTGCCAGCACCCACTTACATACAGGATCTATATGTTACCAATCAGAAAACTTCAACGGTGCTTGTGCCTGTGGTGCTTTCCAAAACACAAACGCCACAGTTTCAGCTTGTGGGCTTGGACAATGTGCCAAGAGACGGAGTGGTGGATATAACAGTTGTAGGCATGCCACAGATGACTATGACAGATGGCAACCTAGTATCAAACAGATAGGAGATAACACATGGCATTCCCAACAGGAACCCAAATTGAAACAGAAAACCTAAATTCAGCACAGAGCAATCCCAGTCTTGCAAGAGAAGATCTTCTCTTGCTGGCACAGACTGTTAATCAGTTGATTGCAAGTGAAAACGCCAACAGCGGTGTTGCTGTTCTCAACTCAAGCGGCAAATTCAATCAGAATCAAGTGCCCAGCACGCTAGCACCTCAAGGTGACATCACACTAGCACCATCAGGTGGTGCAGTTACCATACAATCAGTGCTTAGACTCACGCAGGTGCTTACACAGGAATTGGGCACGCTGGCAGGAACAGAAACTCCAAGCCAAGGTGACCTTGTGTATCTTGTAGACGGTGATGCAGGCAACCCCTGCCTTGCTGTGTATACAGGCACAGACTATAGAATCGTAAGATTTGGCACTTCAGTAGGCGCAGTAAGCGCTGCACTTGAGTTTTCCAGCCAAATTACCACCACGGTAGACCCCTAGAATGCCATTTAGGTTTTTTACCCCCAAAAAACCTAGCTGTAACAGTGGTTTACAAGGGGGTAAAAACCGTTTTTTCTCAAACACCCCCTGGGCAGTATGTGACTACAGACCCAGGTGTGTTAACCAACTCTAAAAGGCTCTAAAATGGATAATCTTCTGTTTCTTGAAAAACTTTCTCAGGTATGTGAATGGGAATGGCGTTCCTATGAAAATCACAAAAAAACCCACTGTGATACAAATGCCTATCCTGCTGTTGTTGACTATCCCAAGCAGCAGTGTGAAGGAGAACACAGCCGCTGTATATTCCACATACGGCCCAAAGAAGTAGATGAACAGCGTTTTTGGATGACCAAGTGCTGGACCTGTAAACTTGCACGCACTCAGAGTGGTGAATGGCTTGAGCCACCCTCAAGAAACTTTGTGCAGATGACAAGATTTCTCAGAGATCATATCAAACCAGCTAAATAACTCTGCATTGGGAATAAACCGTTAAATATTGCCATTTTTAATCTCTGGTTCCTGTGCAGCCCTCGTTCTGAGGGCTTTTTTATGGTTGTTTTTTGCAATTTAGTGTGTTATTGTATAAATACTGTTTATAAAAGAGGCAAGGGTTATGAATACAAGACTGATAAGAGCAATTGACACATTCTGTTCTCTAGCTGAAACTCTAAATCAAGAAATTCTTTCTCACGGAGAGATTCAGAAAAACAACTCTCAGATCTGGAAGCAGTTTCTGCACAGATTCACAAATAGAGATTGGGAAAATCTCGCAGCTGTGGTTGCTGCACTTAGTGAAACTGAATATGTCACAGCAGATCATATCTCACACTTTGATGAAGTGCTTACTGTGATTGACAAGCACGGTGATTACTATGAAAGAGTAATGGATATGAGAAAGCATCACATAAACCACAAACCGCTTGCTTGGAAGGCCATGATGATTGTGCGCGAAATATACTGTGACATACAGGGCGTGTGGCTTCCCAACTCAGACTCAAGCAAGCTCACGCACAGTGAAACACTGTTTGAAATTACGTAAAAACCAAGGAGATTGAAAATGGCACACAGGCGCGAAAATAATATTAAGACACTAGACACTATAGACACTATGAACATTACTGACACTACTGACACTAGACATAAAGGACACAAGTATAGTTTTTGCTCCCATGAGGAGAGCACAAAACTACGCGTAGCTACGCCACTTGCCTCTGGCCTCGCTGCGCTCTCTGCTTCGCAGTCCACTCTGAGAGAGAACTTTAGTTCTCAAGTAAACCCTGCCAAGCTGGAAATCACCTACCTCAGCGCCAATCTCAAACAGCCAACCTCAGGTAGACGTCAGCTGAATGTGGACTTTAGAACCACAACAACACCTAGTGGTCAGTTCAACAAGATTGTGTTTAACCTAACAGACAGGATGCGTGAATTCACAGCCAACCTACCCCAAGAATGGCGTGACCTAGACTGCTATACTGCTGCGCAGGAACTGTTTGTGATGAGCGACAGTGCTAGGGAAGAAAAATGGATTGGCAAGGGAAGGAAAAGAAACAAATGGCAGAAAGGCAAAACACCCACAAAAAAGATCAAAAAGAATCTTGTGTGTGTTCTTGAACAGCACAAACAGTGTTACACAGCGTTTCTCTGGATTGAGCAGTGCTTTCTAGAACTTCAGCTTGTGCCTGTAGACAACAAGCTGTATCCTTTCAGAGCAGATTACAAAAACGACCCCACACCCATCCACTATGAAGAAGAAGGAGGGTGGTTGTGAAACATGATGAAAGCTATTGGGAAAGCGATGAATGGATTGCATATGAACACTGGTATCTGCAGAATCAACAAGAACAGGAAAACCCTACTCCTGTTATGCAAATAAACGTTCCACAACCACCAGTTGACGATAATTGGCTAGCACTCAAAGCAGAACAACAGCAAGCACCTAGTGAACCCACACCCTCAATTGACAAAATAACACAGGTCAGTGTAAAATTGTATGATTCAGGAACTGGCAACATTAGATTCAATTGCTACAGAGGCAAAGAAATGACAGAAATGTCGCTGAATTTTGAAAGAGATTCAAGCATTGGTCTAAGACAACAGCAAAGTCGTGTGTGGGACGCGCTGCTAACACTCAGTGCATACAGTGATTATATGCCAAGAAGAGCTAGATTATACACGCCTTATACCAATGACCATAACAGAGAAATTGCATATTTTGAACTGTGGTATGAAGGTGAAATCATATGGAACTGTGTTTGTTTAGACTGTTATCTATTAGAGTGCAAGCAACTTGAATACCAAGATCACATAACCTACACAGCTGCTTGGCGATCACGCATACCCTGTGAACAGTTTGTGTGTGACACAGTTGATAGAATATTTTCAAAAAACTCCAAACTACATAAATAACACTAAAGGAAATGAACATCATGGGTAGAACACGACACAAACAGTTACCACATCTTTGGCTGGTAGGTCCAGATCCTCTAAAAAAGCGTCTGCATGATCAATTTTTGAAAAGCAAAGCACAGGCCAACTTTAGAAAGGAAGGCTGGGAGCTTGAAAGAGACGAATACATCAATCTGTGGCTAGAAGGCGATCGCTATCTAAGAAAGGGCCGCCGTCCTGAGGATCTCTGCATGACTCGCATAGATACCACCAAGCCATGGAGTCTTGAAAACTGTGAAATCATACCAAGATCTGAACATTTCAAAGAAAGGAACAGAAAGCGTGTTTAGTCACGACTTTGACCCGCTGCGTGTGCTGGAGGATCTTGCGAATAACCAAGCTCAGATTGGAGAAGAACTGCAACGTCAAGCACGTGAACTAAAACTGCTGCATCAGCATATGAATCAACAGGCACAGACCATTGAACATCTAATAGCAGCTATTGACCATAATACCAAACTTACCAAGGAGCTTATGCAATGGCAAAACCACAAATAACACTAAGGCAGGCACTGGGAGAACCGCTCTCCTATGAACAGCTGGACACAAACTTTGAAAATCTAAGAGATGCCACAATCACAATAGCAGCTGATGGCACTGTAATAGTGCTTGATCTCAATGACACAGTTACTCTAACACCAGGTAACAACGTGTCATTTGCAGTTACAGGCAATGAAATCACAATCAACTCAGAAGGTGGCAGCCTAAACAGCCTAGAAGGCGTAACACCTGATGCGAATGGCAACATTGACCTTATTGCAGGCACAAACATTGCATTGTCAACAGCTGCAAATTCAATCACAATCACAAGCACTTCGCTTGACCAAGTTATTGAAGACACTGCACCTCAGCTGGGCGGTGAGCTTGACACAAATGGTAATGCAATTGGAAATGCACAGGGAGATGTTGAAATCACAGACAACGTGGTGTTTACCTCTAACGGTATTATAAGAATATCAGAACAGCCAGGCTCAAACAGGATAGAATCTATAAGCAGCTTCCTTATTGGCATTGTAAGCACGTTTGGCGGCAGTGTAAGTGGTCCATCCATATCGTTTGACAATGACAGCGTTCCCTATAACAGCACAAGTATTGGTGCAGGCACATCGCCAGATGACAAAATAACCCTGCAGGATGTAGTAAGGCTTTTGGGAACCACAACTTCTAATCGTGATTCAATTACAACTCCACAGGATGGCATGCTGATCTACAACAGCACCACAAACACATTTCAAGGCCGCGCTGGTGGGTTTTGGGTAGATCTACACTGATTTTTAGTGTTTTTTTTGGTTTTTTTGTGTTTTGCTAAATAAGCATAGCAGGCAACTTGTGTTGTCTGCAATAATGACAACACAAGGAGACAGCAATGTCAGCAGCAAGCAATTATCTAGAGGACGCAGTCCTTGACCATGTGCTAGGAAATACCTCCTTTGCACAACCAACAGTTTATCTCGCACTGTTTACGTCAGATGACGGCCTAGAATCAGGCACGATCACAGGTGAAGTCGCGAACTCAAACGGCTATGTTAGAGAAGCCATTGACGTTGACGGTGCCAGCGGCGCATTTGATGCAGCATCAGGCGGCAGCACGTCAAACACTCAGACAATTACATTCCCAACTGCCACTGGCGGCAACTGGGGCACGATCACTCATATCGCAGTTATGGATGGCGACACCTACGGCGCAGGAAATGTTCTGTTTCACGGTAGTGTGACCAGCTCCAAGACCATTGAAGACGGCGACACCTTTCAGGTATCCGCTGGCAACCTTACTATATCACTAGACTAGGGCTTCAAAGGGGGGCTTTGTCCCCCTTTTCTTTAATGGGAGATAACACATGGCTACTATAGTCACACGCATTGGCAAGGGAGAAGCGCTGACCTTTCAGGAAGGTGATGACAACTTCGTCAATCTAAACACA